CCCTTGCCCACGGTGGTCGCATTGGGCGAAACCGCCGCCTGAAAAACGCAGTAAGATCGCAGTAAAGAGACCTATCGACAGACCAAGCCTTTGATACAGAAGGGGACTCGATTCCAGGGTCGCCCACCATCTACCCCCGACAATTTGTCTCATACAGTCTCAAGAGCCTTATTTTACTGCCTTTTCAACGATCTTGATATTCACTTTTCGGTTTCATATTGTCTCACAGGCTCTCAAGTTGTCCCGCACAAATGCAGTAAAATCGACCGCGAGATCGGAATTTACTGCAAGCCCGCGCAGTAAAATGGAGGACCCGATGCTCACGGACCTGGCGATCAAGAACCTGAAACCCGCCGAGCGACTCTACCGAGTTCCTGACGGCGGCGGCCTTTACGTCGAGGTTTCCCCGAAGGGCCGGAAGGTATTCCGCCTGACCTACCGCTACGCGGGGCGAAACCGCACAGCGACCCTCGGCAGCTTCCCCGACCTGAAACTCTCCAAGGCGCGGCTTCTGCGCGAGACCTACAAAGAGGCCGTCCGTTCAGGCGAGGACCCGGCACCTCGGCAGCAGCACCAGGAGCCACGACCCGCAGCGCCGGAGGCCGAGACCTGGAGTGCCCTAGTCGAACGATATTTGGAGAAGCGGCGGCGTGAGGGCGCGGCCCCGGCCACGCTCAAGAAGCTGGGGCTTCACGCGGCGGTCACGATCCGGGAGTTCGGCGACATGCGCCCAAGTGAGATCGGCGCGCAGAAGATTATCGCCGCCTGCCGCCACTACGAGGACCAGGGGATGCTGAACTCGGCTCACGCGGTCAGGACTCTATGCTCCCAGGTTTTCCGTTTCGCCATCGCCCACGGGATCGCCGAGCAAGACCCCGCAGCCCCGACGCGCGACGCTCTCGCCAGACCGCGCAATGTCGGCCACCCCGGAATCACCGACCCCAAGAGAATCGGCGAACTCATGCGGGCGCTGCGCGCGAACCCGGGAGGTCCGGTGGTCCGGGCGGGGCTACTTTTGTCGGCCTACCTGTTCCCCCGCAGCGGCGAGATCAGGCGGATGGAGTGGGGTCAGGTTGACGGCGATCTCTGGACAGCCCCGGCCAGCATAATGAAGAAGAACCGAGATCACCTGGTTCCCTTGCCCCGCCAGGCGCTCGAACTGCTCGACTGGCTGCGGCCCATCACAGGCCGAGAGCGCCTGGTGTTGCACACGAACTCGGCAAACGGCCTGGTCTCGGAGAACTCTTTCAACCATGCGCTGCGCCGTCTGGGGTTCGGTAAGGACGAGCATGTCCACCACGGGTTCAGGATCACGGCCTCGACCGTGCTGCACGAGAACGGCTGGAACTCGGACTGGATCGAAGCCCAGCTTGCGCACGTCGAGGAGAACAAGGTGAAGGGGGCCTACAACAAGGCGCTCTATCTCAAGGACCGGAAGCGCATGATGCAATGGTATGCCGACTGGCTGGACGAGCGGGAGCGTCACCAGTAGCGGTCGAAGGACTTGTGACAGCGGCGGCGCTCGCAGGGCCAGAACACGAGGCCCATCTTCGAGTCTCCGCGGGGCCGGGAACGGGAGGAGCGACGGTTTCCCGGCCCCGCTTCCGGCGAGTGCCTGCCAGCACCTTCTCACAACAGGGCTGTTCGTGAAAACACTTTTCGGTTGAAGATCACCTTTAGGGTGATATATCCTGTCGCCAGCGAGGCAGCGACAGACACCATGAAACACCACGAGACAGATAGCCCGTCAGAAGGAAATCGGCCCGCGCCGCACGTCTTTCTGCCAATCCATGAGGTGATCCGCCGGGTCGGCCTCTCTAGAGCGACGATCTACCGGAAAATTGATTCGGGCGAGTTCCCGAAGCCGGTCCCAATCGGGAGCCACCGCATCTTCTTCGTGGAGGCCGAGATCGTCGCTTGGCAGGAGCGGCTGATGGAGGCCCGCCCATGAGTGACGACCTGGACGACCTCTTGGGGCCGGAACCCAAGCCGGAAAAGCCGAAGCGACTAGGGCGGCCCCCGAAGTCGAAAGGACCTCGGCCTCGAAGCGTAGGGCAATCCGAGAGCCTGGTCGTGCAACGGCTCCAGCGGCCCTGCTCGATCTCGCTCTTGTCCGACATCCTCGGCATGGACCGAAAGACCGTGACCAAGCGGCTCTCGGACCTGACGCCCATCGGATACCACCGGGGCAACGTGCCGCTCTATGACTTCCGGCAGGCGATGCAGTTCCTAGTCAGCCCGAAGGTCGATGTGGCGGCCTATGTCCGAAAGATGGGCGTCAACGATCTTCCGACGGCACTCCAGAAGGATGTCTGGGACGCGCGTCTCAAAGAGCAGAAGTGGAAGCAGCAGGCCGGTGAACTCTGGCCGACCGATGCCGTGTTGGAGGTCCTGGGCGACACGTTCGCCAGGCTCAAGACCACGACGCAACTTTGGATCGACCAGATCGGCGAGGGCCACGCCCTTTCCGCCGCCGCCCGCCAGGAACTCACGCGCATGGTGGACGCCCTCCAGGCCGATCTTCACCGGAACTTGGTCGAGATGCCGAAAGAGCGTTCGACGCACTCGCAGCTTGCCGAGGTCCCAGACGACGAGGGCTGGGCTCATGGGTGAACGCATACTGGTCTGCGGCGGGCGAGACTTCGATGACGGGGCGCTGCTGTCCCGCACACTCGACCGGCTCCCATTCACAGTCGATTTCGTCATCACGGGCGGCGCGCGCGGCGCTGATACCCTGGCCGACAAGTGGGCGCAGAGACGCGGCAAGGCCCGCGCCATCTTCCCCGCGAATTGGGAGGGCGAGGGCAAATCCGCCGGTGCCCGGCGCAACGCCCGGATGCTGGAGATCGGCAAGCCCAACCTGGTGATCGCTTTTCCTGGAGGCCGCGGCACCCGGAACATGATCGACCAAGCGAAGGGCCATAATGTTCCGGTCGTCGTCGTGGACCCACAAGTTGAGGAGATGCTTCTCTGATGGGCAAGTTCCAGACCCTCGAAGATATGGTGCTGGCGACCGCCGAAGCGGTCCGCCCGCCCGAGCGGCTGACGGTGGCCGAGGCCACCGAGAAGTATCGCTACGTCAACAACCCCGGCAGCTACGTCGGCCCGTTCAAGAACGACCTGACGCCCTACCTCATCGAGCCGATGAACGTCCTCACGTCTCTGGACTACACCGGCATGATCTTCGTCGGCCCCGCTCAGTGCGGCAAGTCGGACATGAGCCTGAACTGGCTGACCTACACCACCGTCTGCGACCCTGCGGACTTCATGCACATCGACAAGGCCCAGGCGTCGGCGCGAGACTGGTATCAGCGGCGCGTCGAGAAGCTGTTCCGCGACACCAAGGCGGTGCGCGACCGGCTCCTGCCCGGCAAGCAGAACACCTCGACCTACTCTACCAAGTTCACGAACGGGATGCTCTACACCCTGTCCTGGCCGACGGTGAACGAACTCTCCGGCAAGCCGGTGGGCCGCCTCTGGCTCGCGGACTACGACCGGATGGACGAGGACATCGGCGGCGAAGGCTCGCCCTACGACCTAGCTTCCCAGCGGATGAAAACTTTCGGGCGCTTCGGGATGTGCGCGGCGGAATCCTCGCCGTCTCGGATCATTGAGAACAGTCGGTGGATGCCGGAGACCCCGCACCAGGCTCCCCCGACCGGCGGAATCCTCGCGCTCTACAATCGCGGCGACCGACGGCGCTGGTATTGGCCTTGCCTGAACTGCGGCAAGCCGTTCGAGCCGTATTTCAGCCTGTTCAAGTGGCCCGACAGTGAGGACCTTCTGGAGGCTGCCGAGCAGGTCGTCCTGGAGTGCCCGCATTGCTCGCACCAGTATCGGGACACCCACCACGAGGATAGCAACACGCCCGGCAAGCGGGCGATGAACAAGCGCGGCTTCTGGCTCCGCGACAATGAGAGCGTAGACCCGGAGACAGGTGAGATCGTCGGCACGCCGGTCCGTTCGCGCATCGCATCGTTCTGGCTCAAGGGGCCAGCGGCGGCCTTCGCCGACTGGACCGACATGACGTTG